CATGGCTTTCTCGGGTCGTCGGGCTCAGTGCCGAGTAGTGCATCAGCTTCGTGCGCAGCCCGTACCGCTCGGCAGCCTCGTCCGCCTCATCCCAGCGCGCGCGCCGCAGGGCCATGGTGATTTCGGTCCTGGCGATCCTGTTCGCTCGTCTCGCTTCGATGCCGGCCTGCTCGGTCAACGCCTTGGCGATCACGCGCGGGTTTTGCCCGCGGCCAATGCCATCGGTAAGGATCCGTGCCATATCGGCCTTGACCGTGCCGGACAGACCCTGCATTTCCTCGTATTCGCGCGCCGCAATCAGGGCGATGCGCCGCCGGTAGGGCTCGGAGCGCAAAATGTTGGCCAGCGAGTCCTGGCCGGCTTTGTATACGGATGACTGCTGCGCCAGATTGGCGAACGTCTGCGCTGTGCCGCGCTGGTAGGCCGCCAGCACGTAGGCCGAAAAGAACCACACGCCAAGCTCGCCGCCCTCCAGCAGCTGCGCATCCGCCTCCCTGGCTGCATCGCCCAGCACCAAGGCCAGAATCGCCTGATCCAGGCGGTAGGCGTAGCGCTTGTTGACCGCCAGCTCTGCCGGAATGCGCTCCAGCGCGGCGACGTAGGCGTCTCGGATCTTGCGTAGGCGTCGCCCGAATTCGAGCATTGCGCCACGCTCTACCCGGTCAACGCCGGTCGGGTCGGCCGGGCTCGCCGGAAGGATCGGTGCCCGGGCCATCAGTGGACTGCCTGCGCAATGCGCGCAACGCTCAGCTCGGTATCCAGCACGCAGCAGGCATTGCAGACGGTGCGCCCATCTTCCAACTGCCAGCCGTCACCAGGGCCTTCATCGCGGCCTATCAGCCAGCCGCAATCTGCGCAACGCGGCTCATGCTCTTTCCGCCCCGGAATCGCCTGGCACATCGTCATCATCCTCATCGGGTAGCGGGCCAGGCTGCTCTTCCGGCTCGAAGCCGGCGGCGTCGCGGATTTCTTCGGTACTGAATACCGCGTCACCACTGGCCAGGGCCGCCGTGTTGATCTCGGCCATGACCTTTGCCTCGCCCAGCTTGTCGGCCCGCGTCGCGCTGGTCAGGTCATCCCAGATCGCAGTGAGCTCGGCCTTTCGGTCAACCACGCCAACGCGCATCAGGTGCGCCACGAAGTCGCTGATCTCGTAGGTCAGCTCGCCGCGCCGGGACTGGCAGCGCGCGTTGAAGTATTTCTGATCTTCGCTGCTGGCCCGCTCGCCGGTCTGCATTCCAACCAGGACCTTGCTGGGGATGTCCAGGGCGGCTGAAACCGTCTGCAGGTTGATGTCATAGGTCGGGCGCGGGTCCGGGATGTTCGATGTCAGGGCCGATGTGGTTGCCCCCTGAGTGATCAGCATCACGTCGTTGCCGCGATTTACCTCGCGCGCTGCGTCGTTGAATTTCTGCTGCAGCTGGTCGACGCTGACGCCGTACATGCTGGCGATGGCATTCAGGTCCACTTCCTTGTCGAAGTTGACGCCCAACTGCCGGGCCGCGTTCTTCAGGAACGACTCACCAGATCCACCCTCGACCTTCTCCAGGCTGACGAAGGCGTTATAGGCCGGCTCTAGGAACCCAATCGCGTCCCCCGAGTAGTCTCCCAGGATGAACACGCGGTCCGGGTGAATGGCGCGCCGGCTCACGTTGCCGCCGGCCAGCGTCTCGGTGTACTGCCACATCTTCGGCTCGCCGTAGCGTTCCGACCTCGGGTCAGTGTCGAATTCCTGCGGGGTCAGGCTGCCGGCCCAGGCCGGAATCACCTTGGCGAGTGCCTTCGCTCCAGACGCGACAGGCTGATCCCATGCGCGGCCGTCTCGCAGCTGTAGCAGCAGGCCGGAGTAGCGGCCGACCAGGCGGCGCTTGTCGGCCTCCGCAAACGCCCTCCAGAGGCGTACCCGGGCAAAGACCGGCTTGATGGCCTTTTCCCACGCAGTCAGCTCCTTGGCGCGGTCCTGCTCCTCGCCCTCGATCACCTGGGGAGGGGTTTTCCAGCAAGTGCCGATCAGCTTGTTGACGGCCCCATGGGCCAGACCGCCGCGCCGGTACAGGCCGGCAAAGTCGGAAAACGTGATTTCCTGCGGGAATCCGTACTCGCACCAGGCCTGCGGGCGCTTGCTGTCGATGCCCGCCGCCGGATTTGCCGCACGCATACGGGCGCGCGAGATCGCGTCGCCAATCGCGTGATTGACCGCGAGCGTCAGGTTGTCAGCCATCGTGAGGTTCCGCCTTGAGGATCAGGCCCCGCTTGTCGTCAGGGCGTATCAGTTCAACCGTGGATTGCGCCGGGTCACGCCAGAGCATCGTGCCCTCGGCGCCGGCATGTTCTGCTGCTACATCGCGGGCACAGGATATGCAGCGAGCGCGCACGACCATGGCCTGCCCGGTGCTGGCCGTCAGCTTGAAGATGGGCATTACCGGGCTCCCGGAAGGAGGATGCCGACAGCGCGCGGCGCGGCCAGCTTGTTGAATGCGCCGGAACTGGCGTCGATCTGGTCCTTGTACTTGCCGACCGGGAAGGTTTTCACCTCGTCGATATAGGCTTGGTTCCAGTCACCACGCAGCATGCGGACGTTGCCGGCTTCGACCTGCACAGCGAAGGGCTCAGCCCGCGTTGCCTTGTCACCGGTTGGGCGCTCAGACTTGATCGTGTAGCCGGCCAGATTGCGGACAGTCGACTCTGCCGACTCCTTGCCACCCGAGCCAGGCTCCTGCTCGATCCATATCTTGGTGCCATGCCCGTCCAGGCCTGCAACCGATTTAATCGTGCGCTCACGCTCTGCTGCGCCCCACTGACCCCGCACAGAATCAAGGATGTAGAACAGGCCATCGTCACCGACACCCATCTTGACGCCCGCCGTGTACGCGCCGCCGCCGTCGGTGCCCGCCTTGTCCCAGTAGCGGATAACGTTTGCCATGCGCGGGACGGCATCGACGATCTGAATCTTGCTCCACTCGAAGAATCCGCCGCCACGCGGGGCGGGGCGCTGCTGGAACTGGCCGGCCACAGCCATGACACCCATGACCTTTTTGTCACGGTCAACGACGTGGCGCGGGAAGCGGGCCGGGAACAGCAGCTCGCCTTCTTCGGTGCGCGGGTCAGTCCAGCCAATGCCGGTTGTACAGCGCCGGCCGACCTCAAACTCCATCGGCAGGCACAGGTGTTCGTAGCCGAAATCGTTTTCGAGGATGAACCCGGACACATCCGCTTCATGCAGCCGCTGCATCACGACCACGATGGCCGATGAGTCAGGGTTATTCAGTCGCGTTGGCAGTGTCTCTTGGAACACTCGCAGCGCCGTCTCTCGGTGAGCTGGCGACATGGCCGCCTCAACGCTGTGCGGGTCATCCCACGCCACGCGATCACCGCGACGCCCAGTCATGGACGCCACTGCGCACGCCTGGCGAAAGCCGGTGCTGCCGTTTTCGTAATAGGTCTTCTGGTTCTGGTCGCCGGTCAATGCCAGCGGCCAGCGGTCCTGATACCACTCAGAGGTGATCAGGCGGCGCATCTTGAGCGTGTCGCGAGTGGCCAGGCCTTGCTCATGGCTCGCGCCAATGAAGCGGATGTGACTCAACCCTCGCGGCCCCCACTCCCAGGCAGGCCAGAACACCGATACCAGGGTCGATTTCATCGTGCCCGGGGGGATGTTGATCAGTAGCCGGGTAATGTCGCCCGCCGTGATCGCCTCTAGGTGTTCGCAGACCGCTTCAACGTGCCAGCCGTGGATATAAGGCTGGCCCGGCTCCAGCACATGCCAGGCCTCGCGAACGAACGTCGCCAGACTGCGCCGGCACGCCTCGCGCTCAATGGCGATAATCGGTGGCAGCACAACTCACCCCTTAGCGGGGCGGGCCGCCATCAGTTCAGCCAGGGCCTTGTCGGAGAGCTTGGACAGGTCGACGGTTTCAACCGGGCCGCCACCGGGGCCGGATAGCTCGTGCTTCGTCGCCGACTCCCAGCCCTGCATCTTGGCGAGCTGCTGGATGGCTTGAAGCGGGGAGTGGGTCTTGATCTTGATGCCGTCGCGCCCGGCAGACAGCTCAGCGATGGCCGCAAGCTTCTTCGGGTCTTGCAGGGAAGAGTCCTTGATGCGCCACGCCGTCTGAATGATCGACTGGCCGTTCTCGTCGACGCCAACTTCATGCTCGGCAAACTCGATCAGGTCCGCCAGGTCGATACGGGCGAAACCTGAAAGGCGCTCCAGCGCTTCCTGGCGACTCATAACGACAGCGGATGCGGCAGCCTGTTGGAGTTCCGCAATCCTCCCCGCAACCTCCCTGTCAGCCAGCAATTCGCTTGCTCGCTTGTGGATAGTCTCGGGCTTCATCTTCTCGGCGCTGTATGCACGCCTGTAAGCCTCGCTGGCATTACCCGTCTCCAGGTAGGCCAGGCTGAAGGCCTCCTTCTTGGGGGTCAATGCCATTGTCTTTTCCTTAGCAGTTCCGGCCGCCACGCGACCTGGCAGTTCTGCGCTCGACACGAACCACAGTCCCACGCTTCACCCAGCGCTCGACCCGCTCCCAGTCCGGCTCAAGGCCGGTGAGGCGGGATGTGAGCGCCACGCCGAACAGGTACAGGCGCAGCCACCAGCGGACGCGGACCACAGCAACCAGGCTGATGCTGGCCATCAGCGACCCTCCACCTTCCGCTCGCCGAACCGCACCGCCAGATCACGCAGCTTCTCCACGCCGATGAACCCCACCAGGCCGCCAGCGAACGTCGCCATGCTCTGCGGCAGGCCGAGGTACTCCAGCAGCGGGACCAGGGTCAGCGTGGCCAGGCCGCACATGACACCCTCCAGAATCATCTGCCGGCCGGAGCCGCCGCCGTAGATGACGCGCACCACGGCAACGGTGACGGACAGAGCGAGGGCATACAGGCTCGGGGCGACGCTGTGCAGCCAGGCCAGGACGGCCGCCCACAGGTCGGGAGATTTCTCAGGCATGTTGGGCATCTCTTGGCCCTCGTCGGGCTGAGGTGTAGAGCCGGCTCTCCATGACATGGCATCCGCCGGAGAGCAAGGACGCAGGCATGGGAGCCGGAAGTGGTGGGCCTAGCCCTTTTCGTGTAGGCGCTGCTTGAGCTCGTAGCCCATCAGCGGCCAGATCTTGTTGACGGCGTTCTGCCGGGCGACCTTGCGGCCGATCTCGGCGTCGAAGTTCTCAGGGCTGGCACAGGCCGATTCGCCGGTGACGGTGAAGCCGTTCTTGAGCACCAGCACGCAGAAGGTCAGCAGGCCGAGCGGCCCTGCGTTGCGCACACCTTGAGCTTCAGGGCCGCCACGGAAGTGGCCATCCACACCATCGAGCGCGGAGAAATAGTGCTCGCTGTCAATGTTCGCCTCCAGATTGTCCGGCGTGATGCGCGGCGCGGTCAGGCCCTTGGCCTGGATTTCCTTTTCGATGGCTTGGTCGGGCATGACGTCTCTCCAGAAACGAAAAGGCCCCGCACTTGGCGAGGCCTGGAATGGTTGCCGTGGATTTGTGCATGACCATCGGATTTGCCGAACTGGTCAGAGGCCTCACGGCTATTTGATCGGGCGCATGGTGGCGAGCCATTCACACGGCCGTTGGCGCCCGGGAACTGGTGGCGCTGGAAACCGAGCGAAACCAGCTCAAGCCCAGCAATCACGCGGCTTTGTGCCGGTGCTGAAACTCAAAAGCCCCGACCAGATTGCTCTGAGCCGGGGCTTCATTCGTTTAATCGTCAATCCTCAACGCGCAAGATCGACAGGATGGGCGTAGTTTGTTGCGCCGTTGCATCAGTGTCAAGCAGCAATGTCC